CTTGGGGAGCCCCAGGAGGTCGACCGTGCACCGTTCCTGGCCTATGTCCCGCTTCCGATCCCCCACGTGTTCTACGGCTTCAACTTCGCCGCTCAGTGCATCCACACCCAGAACGCACGCACCGTGCTGTTCCGAGGAGTGTTGGATCACACGGCTATCACCACCAACCCGCGTTACATCGTGGTCAATGGTGGCCTGCTGAACCCAAGGGAGCTGCTCGACAACCGCCTCGGTGGTGTCATCAATGCGCGCCGGCCTGACAGTGTTCAGGCGATGCCGCAGAACCCGCTCAACTCGTACATCTTCCAGGTGCTCGGTACCCTCACCGAGAACAACGACAAGTCCACCGGCATCTCTGCGCTCTCGCAGGGCCTGAACAAGGACGCCGTCTCGACCCAGAACTCCCAGGGTCTCGTCGACAACATGATCAAGGTTGGCTCCGGCCGCCAGAAGATCATGGCTCGCAACTTCGCGCTCAACTTCTTTGTGCCGCTGATGCTTGAAGTCGTCCGTCTGCTGATCACAAATCAGAAGGCAGAGAAGATCATTGAGATTGCCGGCAAGCCGTTCCAGATCACGCCCCAAGCGTGGACCGAGCGGACCACGTGCACCGTCTCTATGCACCTGGGCTACGGCGAGAAGGACATGGCAGCCAACGAGCTGGCCCAAGGCTATCAAATGCTCGCCAAGGACCCCGGTCTCGGCGGCGCATTCGGCCAGAAGCAGCGGATCGAAATGCTGCACGACATCGCTAAGCTCAAAGGCTTCACGCGGTTCGCGTCCTACATCGACCCCAACGGCGAACCTCCCCAGCCCGATCCGTTCAAGAAACGCGAGCTGGACCTCAAGGAACGCGCCGTCGCTGTCACCGAGCAGGCCAACACCTTCAAGGCCTCCGACGCCTCCCGTCTCTACGCGGCCGAACAGGCCAAGCTGGAGCAGAAGAGCCAGGAGATGCAGATGAACGCATTGAACCAGGATCGTACCAACGATCGGCAGGACCTCGACACCGCAGCACGCGCCTCTCAAGGCGAAGAGCAGCTGCAGATCGAACGCGACAAAATCGCATCTCAGGAACGCACTGCTGCACGCAACGCTGCAGCCAAAGCAGCACAGCCTAAAGCAGGACCACCTAAGTAAATGCCATACAACCCCAGAGCCGGCCAGTACGGCTCCTCCCTCGGGGGCAGTGACTTCGCGGACACGATCCGTCGTATCCGTGAGGCCACTCAGCGGTTCAATCCGATGAACAACATCCCGAAGGCCACCATCGGCAACGTGATGGACACGCGGGTCGGACCTCTTGCTTCCACCCTGGGCATCGCCTCCACGCCCGACGTGCGGCCTGTCAATCCGATGAGCGCCTTCGCTCCTAAGGATCAGACGGGAGCCTGGGCCCCTAACGCTCCCTCGGTGCCCATCTCGGACACCCAGGCTGCGCCGGCTCCAGCGCCCGCACCTTCGGCCCCAATGCCTCCTGTGCAGGGCCTGGACCTACCTTGGATGCCCCCCATGCCACGCCCGCGGCCTCAAGACGCTCCGCAGGCCTCTAGCATTCCGATGCCCATGGCGCGACCCGCCGAGGCACCACAGGCTCCCCCAGACACCAGCTTCTTCATGCGTAACGCATTGATGATGCAGGACCCGAATGGTGGAGGCTTCATCGACCCGACAGGCGCTGCAAGCGTCTCCGGTCCCGACCTCATCCAAAAGATGATGGGATACTTGCACCAGAAGGTATGACCAGCGCACCGAAATACGGCGCTGTTCGTGAAGACGGGTTTATCTGCAACGGAAAGAAAAAGGACGGCACACCTATCTGGATTTCGCCTAAGGCGCATCACAGAGCGAGTGTCTACCGCATCCTTTGGCACGCAAGTAAGCGGGCAGAGTGTGACGTGGATGTCGAGTACGTCCTGTCACTCTTTCCTAAAGACGGCATGTGCCCAGCGCTTGGTGTCCCACTTATTTGGGGGTCAGCCAGCGTGGATAACTCGCCGTCGATAGACCGCATTGACCCGGAGAAAGGCTACGTGCACGGCAACGTGCAGTGGCTGTCACAAAAAGCCAACCGCATCAAGAACAACGCCACGCTCGACGAACTGCGCCGCGTTTATGAGTTCATGAACCATTGAACGAAGACACTATCTCTGCGCTGGGCGGCTTCTGTCAGGAGCTGCTCAGCAACGAGGCTTTCGACGCCATCTGCAAGCTCTACGGACAGCAGAGCGCCGTCGACATCCTCAACACCGCACCCCACGAGACCAAGGCCCGCGAAGGTATCTACGCGGCCTACCAAGGCTTCGAAGGCTTCCTCTCCCTTGTGAAGAAGTTCGCCGACGCTGCCTCCCAACCTCCCAAACCTCAACATGTTGTCGAAGAGACCACCCAGGACATTGATGATCCGGGCGTCCACGACATCTATAGGAATTAAACGAACTGACCATGCCGGCCATCACTCAAGACGCCGCTCTGACTAACGACTACCCCGAAGGCCTGGACGAAAACGCTTTCGTCAATGCCCTAATGAATGGTGATCCCGAAGAGGGTGACGACGCTCCTGTAAAGAAGCCATCGAAGAAACAAGCACCGACCGAAGATACCGAGCAAGACGACGAGACCACCGAAGCCGACGCGGACAACTCCGAGGAAACTCCAGAGGACGCCGAAGACGACGAAGCTGGTAACGAAGACGACACCGACGCTGAAGAAGAAGACAAGGCTAAGAGCAAGAAGTTTGCCGACGAGACCGACGATACGTACGTCAAGGTCAAGATTGGCGACGAGGAGCACGAAGTCAAGGTCACTGACCTCAAGCGTCTGTATGGTCAAGAGGCCTCGCTCACCCGCAAGTCCCAAGAAGTCGCCGAAGAACGCAAAGCTATCGAAACCAAGCGCGCTGAAAATATTGCCGCATACGATGTCTTGCTGAAGCGTGCGACCGAAAGAGCCGACCAGTACCGCGCATTGCCGTGGACGCAGTTGATGAAGGACCCGAACGTTCCAGGCGACCAGCTTCAGGCTCTGCAGGCCGAAGCACAGAAGGCGCTGGAGGACGAAGGGTTCCTGAAGACCGAGCTGGGCAACTTCATGCAGAAGGTTACGCAGGAGCAGGCAACTGCTCAGCGCGCCGCTGCACAGGAAGCCCTGAAGACGATCAACAACCCAGAGAGCCCCGCCCACATCAAGGGCTGGAGCGATGCCCTCTACAACGACATCAGAACATTCGGTGTCGAGATGGGCATCCCGGCTGACACGGTGAACCAACTCACCGATGCTGGTGCGATCAAAATTCTCCACATGGCCATGCAGTTCAAGCGTGGCACGAAGAACGTCGTTGTTACCAAGAAGGTGAACAAGACGCCGACGAAGATTGTGAAGAACTCTGCCTCCTCGCCCGCTACGCGCGGCACACCCGTCCAAGTCACGGCGAAGTCCGCTGTGGCCCAGGCCAAGAAGTCCGGCTCTCAGCAGGACGCGGCCAACGCATTCGAAGCCCTCCTGGGCGACGATTTCTAAACCCCCTCTTTAAGACGAGAATTTCCTAAGTTATGGCTACCTATCAGACCTACCAGATGGTCGGTATCAAAGAAGATATCTCCGACGTCATCACCAACCTGTCGCCGCGCAAGACCCCCTTCCAGAGCGCGATTGGCTCGGAGAAGGTTACCCAGCCGCTGTTCCAGTGGCAGGAAGACAGCCTGCGGGCGCAGGGCGTGAACGCTGCCGTCGAAGGCGCGGACCCGACCGACATCACGGCGGTCCCGACCGTCATGCGCAACAACTACACGCAAATCTTCACCGAAGCCGTCAAGGTCTCGGATCGCGCCGACATCGTGTCGACCTACGGAAGAAAGAAAGAGTTCGCTTACCAAATGGCGAAATCTGCTGCGGCGGTCAAGCGCGACCTAGAGCACGCCTTCGTTGGCGTCGCCACCCAGGCCAAGTCGGCGGGCACCGCCTCTGTTGCCTCCTTCATGGCTGGTGTCCAGCAGCAGCTCGACAGCACGACCGTGTCCTACATGGGCGCTGCGACTGCCCTGTCCGAAGCCGGCCTCGTTGCCGCGCTGCAGACCGCCTTCACCAACGGTGCTGAGCCGACGCGCATCCACGTGACGCCGTCGAACTCGGTCGTTGTTGCGGCGTTCGCCTCGGCGGCTGGCCGTTACCGGACCATCACTGGCCCGAACGACAAGTCGACCACCCTGGTCAACGTCGTGAACCTGTACGTCTCCCCGTTCGGCGAGCAGAAGATTGAGATCAATCGCTTCCAGAAGGCGAAGAACACGCTCATCTTCGAACCCGACATGTGGACGAAGATTGCCCTGCGTCCTTGGGAGCGGAAGAGCCTCGCCAAGACGGGCGATGCCACGAAGGCTATGATCCTCGGCGAGTTCTCGCTGAAGCATAAGAACTTCTTCGCGTCGGCGGCTGTCATCGACAACGCGACGTCCGGCTTCTAAGCCAAACCAATGGAGGCCCCAGCTAACCCTGGGGTCTCTATTTTTTCTTGAGAGACAATGTCAGCTGAAACCTTCCGCGAGGAGCCCAAGCTTCTCGACACTCTCGTATCGTTCGACAACGATGCGTCCACCGACGACCTGATCATCAAGCGTGAACAGCACCTGCCCGACAACTGGCTGAGTGAAATCGCGAAAGAGAAGGTCGATAGTAAGCGCGCCAAAACTGGTGACTTCTACCGTGTCGCTTCCATCCCCGTCTCCGTCGTCGACGACCTCATGCTCCGCTACGGCTACGACGTCATGAACTCGCCCGTGCGAGAGACACTGAAGATGCTCGACAGGTACGCCCTCGACCACTTCATCACGACCAACAAACGCATCTAAGGAATAACGCATGACGCTCGGAGAGCTGAAGGCCCAGTTCAAAGCAATTCTGAACAACACCGTCGTTAACAACAACGCCGCTCTGGTGTCGACCTTCATCAACCAGAGCATCATGCGTATTCAACGTGAACTGCGTGTGCCGTTCATGGAGAAGCAAATTCTCTACACGATCCCTGTCGGCTTCGTGAAGCTCGCCATCCCGGCGGACCTCCTGGCCCTCAAGGGTATCCTTGTGGACGTAGATGCTGACGGCATCAATGAATACGAGCTGACCCGCCGCGACCTCTCTACGGTCGTCAAGGCATCGCAGCAGCCGGGGCACCCGACGATCTACGCGCGCCAAGGCGGCAGCTGGGTGCTCGGACGTACACCCGCCGTTGGGGACAAGGTCCTCATCTATTACTACGCAGAGTTCGCAGCCCTCGTCGACGACACCTCGGAGAACACGGCCCTCAAGGTTGCTTGGGATGCCGTGCTCCAAGGCGCGCTCTCTGCCGCGACCGACTACCTCGATGACGACCGCGTTGAGCGGTTCGAGAAGCGGTACCTCCAGATCACACAGCAGCTCCAGAGCCAAGCCGACAGCGACGAACTGTCAGCTGACGCCGCTGTGAGCCCTGCCCTCCAATACGAAGACGAAAGCTGGTAAGTGACGCAAAGCTCCTTCTACGCTGACGGAGGCCTCTACAGCGAGGGGGATGTCGTTTCGAGCGACGTGCCGTCCTCCACCACGGCCTCCCAGGCCCCCAGCGGGTTCTACCCAGGGGGCACTGTCTACAACACGCTGATCGACAGCGACACCGTACTGGCTGAGATTGATGCTGATCGTGTGGCGGCTCAGGCTGCTCAGGCTGCGGCTGCGGCCTCTGCGGCGGCGGCGGCTGCGTCTCTGGCTGCTATGACACCCTCTGGCGCCCTACCGATTATGGACGGCCCCGCAGCGGCAGGCGTGTCCACCAACTACTCGCGTGGCGACCATGTGCATCCTACGGACACCTCAAGGGCCCCTGTGGCGAGCCCCACGTTCACCGGGACGATCACGGGCGTTGCTAAGGGCCACCTGTTAGGCCAAGCGGCGGGCACCCTAGCCACAGCGGCGGTCGCTCTGGCTGATGCAAACCTACTGCTCTACAACATTTCCTCCACTAACTGGGCGGGTATCGGAACCGACCTCTCAGGAAACATGTGGTTCAAGACGGGCCTTAGTGGCACCCCGTTGCCAGCTATGTACCTCGACACGACACAAATCGCGCGCTTCCTGAACAGCCCGGTGGCTCCCACACCATCGGCTGGCGACAGCACCACCAAGCTTGCGACCACAGCCTTCGTAACAACGGCCAGTGTCGCTCGAAAGGTTTCCATTCAGAAGTTCACAGCTTCTGGGACCTACACGCCCTCAACCGGCATGCTCTACTGCATCGTTGAGTGTTGGGGCGGT